AGAAGAAAAGAGTGTGGAAGACGAAAGCATAGAAGAAGCCGTGCCTGAAGAGTCCGAGGGCAAGGAGACAAATCAAGTTCTTAAGGCTATAACTCACATTCTGTACAATGGAAGGATGTATTTACCACAGGAAGAACTGCCTGTAGACAATACTGAAATGACAGAAGCCTGGTTAAATGCAGGAACTGCAATCTGGGAATAAGGAAACGGATATGACATTTAAGGAACAAATAGCAGCAGACACCAAAAATGTATTCATGAATGCACTTGAATTTTCGGAAGAACATATTATAGATGGCAGGAACATGCTGTGTATTGTTGACAACAACGAGCTAATGGCGCGAAGGGTAAAGTATAAATTCAGGTCAAAGTTTTATGTGGATCAGGTAGGTATAAAAGACATACTTATTTATGTTAGAGCTGAAGACTTTGGAGCTTTGCCTGCTATTGGAAGAACGCTTATATTTGATGGGAAACCATATATAATATGCGATGCAGTGAATGAAAGTGGCATATACAGTATTAATTTGGAGATGAACAAGGCATGATTTATTTTGAAGTTGATACAGAGGAGCTTAGCCATGCTATAAGGGACTTGAATATCCCCAAAAGTAAGCTAAACAGCATATTAAAAACTGCCGTCAATCGTACAGCAAGGCAGGTAAAAACTTGGCTGCCGGAAGAAGCAGAAAACAGATACCACATTAAAAGAATGGGGCAGGTTAAAAAAGGGCTCAAGATGACGGGGGCAAAAATAAGCAATCCCGTAGCACATATAATATCAAGCGGTCATGCCAATGATTTATATGATTTTAATGTGACATCCAGAAGATACAGTCCGAGCGATAGACCACCTTCAGGACACAAGGCGAATGTTCTTAGGGCTAATTCCCCTGTGGCACTTATGCTTAAGCCAAATGCGGGTAGAGACAAGTACAGAGCATTTGTGGTGAAGTATAAAAGTAACCATATTGCGCTTGCACAAAGAGTTCCAGGCAAAAAAATGGAGGGCAACAGTAAAAAGGAGGCAATAAGGAACCTTTATTCTATCTCTACGCCAGCAATGCTAGGTTATGAAAAAGGAGTAATGGCTAAAGTATCTCCAAAGACAGAGGCTTTATTAGCCTCGGAGGTTGCCAAGGGAATAGAGAGGTATTTGAAACTATGAATCCATTGATATTACAGGAAGAGCTTATAGAAGAACTTAA